ACGGGAACCGATGCAGATTTCATGCACCCAGATCATGCTTTTGCACAGGGAGTTGGTAGTCGTTTTGCTTCAGGTGACGGTATTAGATCAGGTATAACTCAGTGTGAATGTGATTTTGTTGGTGGAAATTGGACACCAACTGCTAGTTTTGACGATTCAGAATTTGGAAGAACTCAGTTATGTCAAGCGGACGGTATAGATGAAAGATTTGATGCAAGAACACCATATTCGTGTTGCCATTGCGTCACCGATGATTCCGGTGCCACATACAGAGATTGCTCAAATGTGTGTAGTTCAAGAGAGTGTTTGGACTTGTTCTTAGAGTATGAGGGACAAGACGAAAATTGTGAGTCAGAATTTGATGTAAGTAGAATATGTGATTATGATACTTTTGCAGGGAGACAACCAAAGGTGTGTCCCGAAGCACCACCGCAGGGTTTTGCTCCACCCGAAGGGAGAGTCGCTGAAATAGTGATACCTGAAGGTGAAGACGCAAGTGCGTGTTGTAAAATTTCTGATGATGGTAAAAGATTTTTGTGTTCTTATGAAACACGAAGTGAGTGTGAAAGGATAAACGGATTGTATAATATTCCAGATGAAGGTGGTC